ATGAATATGCACTTGCAAAAGAAGATAAATCATTAGGTATCATTACACCGTGTGTTGTAGATCCTGATGCTCTGTAGTTCCAAATGTATGCTGTTTGTCCATTTTGTCTTGATGGTCTAAAGTCAATACAATCCCTTAGGACATATAAGTTTCCATTTTTGGCTGTATATGTTTCACTATAATCATTATCTGGATATGATGCCACACTAAAATAACCATCGCCGGCGGCATGTGAATAGTGGTTGTAAACTACCAAAATATTACCAGCTGGTTTTGCAACGCCTGGTTTCAATTTGATGGATGCATGGTCATAGAAGTTATCTCTTTGGCCATTATCAAGTACAAACCGATTACTTACATCAGTGTATCCAGATATATTTGTTGCACCATTAGAAATGGTTGTTGCTGAAGAACCAGTATCATAGATTGCTGTAATTGTTTTGACATCGGTTACATATAGTGAAAGTGCTGAGTAAGAAATGTTGGCCGCAGGAATATATGTTTGACCTGTAGCTACTTTAATATTTGTTTCAGTTACTGTTCCCAATGTACCGGCTGTTGTTAAAGAACCAGTAGTCACGGTTTTTGTTTTTAATACATCATTTGTGCTACCATCAACATACATATTTGCAATAATATTGACACCTGTTGTGCTACTTGTACCATAAGTTAAAGATGTAAGTATTGCAGCTGTTGATGAAGTAAGTGTTATATAATTTGAGTTATTGGAAAAATCTAATACATTTCCTTTGTTGTCAATCACAGTAAACAACTGTTTAAATTGTTCACCATATATTGGTACATTTAAAGAACCTTGGAATTGTGTTCCTGATGGTGCAGAAATTGATAATGTATTACTGCCGGCATTGAACCCTTGATTTGACCATCTAATTGTAGAATAATAAGTTGGGTTTGTTATTGTTGCAACATATGGATAACCAACTTGAAAAATCATTTCGGGGCCAGTTGTGTCCCACAAAACAGTATCGCCGGTTGTAATAGAATTTATTTTGCCTGCAACATTCACATTTGTGTTTGCTGTTAGTGCATATGACGAAGAACTCTTTTGTACAATAGATTCTACATCAGCTGTAGAAAAAAGTAAAGCAAAATTTGATGTTGTATCCGGTGTAATAGAGAATGCTTGACTTACAGTTGCAGTTCTTGTTGTACCATTCCAAGCTGAAATGGTTCTGATTTGACCAACACCTGTACCAGATGTGATTGATATAGTTGCTTGGTAATATGCATCAGTTACGGTAGACCATTTTCCACCAGCGGATGGATAGAATGCAATAGTTGTTGATGTAGCAGTTGCTGCATTGCCTGTTAATGTTTGTGTATTAATATCATTAACATAAGTATGCCAGATATAATTTTTTGTATTAGTACTTGTAGAAGATTGATAGTCTAGATTTCTAATGAAACCACTACCAACTAATGTTGAATTATATGTAGATGTGTTTGTTGAAACAATATTTGCTGTTGTTACACAATGTAAATCAACTGCTGGCATTTTTGTTATATCAAATAAACCAGTCAATGAGTCTGTAACAAAATAACTACCGTAATCCATATACACAGAGTTGGTGTTCAAACTTTTTGTTGTTCTTGCACGGTTACCTGTTAATGTAATCTGAGATTGGTTTTCCACCCTGTACCCTTGTACATAAGCCAAACCTTTACCAATGGTTAAATCGTAGTAAGCATCATCTGTTCCGTTTTTACCGCCATGTTTCATTGGTGTCAAATTAAAATCATTAACGATGTAGTCACCGTTGGTTTCATAATCTCTCTTGGCAATGTAATCATTGATTTTGGAATAAACAGTATCATTTATTTGCTTGATGATTGAACCATTATCAATTCTAACCAATTCGATAAACTGGTCATCATTTCCAATATCTAATGGCAATGCTGTCAATGTTAATTCAACAACATAACGGTCTGCACCTGGTGCCTGATAGTTTGTTGCACCAATGGCCGGGTCAAGTAATGAAGAATCATTGATGTAATCATAAATGGTTTCAGTAATATTGAGACCAACTCTATATGATGGTGTGTTACTATATTTACCTAAAATGATTGTTTGTGGCTGCACAGAAACAAAATTACCAATAGAATACTTACTGTATGTTCCATCATCGTTTTGTGTATTTGAATATGAATAACCATTCACCACATAGAAAACACCATCAGAAATGGATGCCACAGAAGAAAGACCCGTTGCGCCTGTTGTTAATAGTGTTGCGCTAACTGAATTGTCAGTTGTAAAGATTGCATTACCATTTGTAAATTGCACACCAGAAAGGTATGTAACCACCAATGTAGGAGGATCGCCTGCGGCCAAATCTGTACCTGTTGTTTCAGCAGTTGCTACAACCTTGGCAAGAATAGTACCTGTTGAATCTTGTATGATTTTATTTAAAAAATCACCAGCAACCAAATTAGTAGAGTTAACCAATTTTAAATAATAACAATTCAAATTGGTTGTAACTTTACCACCAGAAACTGGAGTGTTTTGTGAGAAGATGTTATCAGCAAACTTTGAAATTTGACTTTGCAAAATAGTTTGTGCTTGTGTCAACTCTCTGGCCTGAACTGCAAAACCAGGTTTAAAAAGAATACGATGAAAGTTCTTTGATGGATCAAAGTCATCATAGTAGGGGTCAACATTAAAATTTAAAGCCATTTTTATCCTTTTAGTAACCTAGAACAAATCTAAATTGTTCTATTCCGTCCGAACTTCTTTGCACACCTGTTCTATTTTCAATGAATGCTAGATATCCTGAATTTAACACAAAATTTGGGGTATTGTACGACAACAAAGTTCTTGCGGTGCCAGATGCTTGGCCATATAATGTTGCATTTGTTGCTATTGTACCTGATGTATTTAGAACTTTAACCACATTGGTTGAGGTATTAAAACTCAATACTAAACCAGAAAATGTGGTATTTGATGAACTTGTTCCTTGATATATGTATTCATCGTTTGTATACACACCAAAACCAGGTGAAACAATAATGTCTGTTGTTGTGCTGTATATAGAATCATCTGCCAAAGCTGGACTTAACTCAGTAGTTGTCGGATTAAATATCAATCCTACTTGGTGATAATCCACATCAGTTGGAATAACACCGCCTTCCGAACCATTAAATTCAACTGTGTACATTACATGAGCACAACCCAATTCAGTCAATGGGTCTGAACCATGGCCACCAACTGGCGACACTGTTGATTCAAAAATTGCACCATCACCTGAACTGGATACTGCGGTTATATTAACGAAAGTATAATTGGAACCTGGTGAAGTCACAACAACATTTTGAATTGTACCTGCGGCCACATTGGCAACGGCCGCAAAACCAGTTCCATCACCAGATGCAACGATTGTTACTGGTGCATTCGCTGTATCATATCCAGTACCACCATTGATTACATTTACAACATCTATGTTGCCGGTGCCGGCAGACCAAAGTAATGGGTTAGGTGTATAGTCTTTAACAGGTATTGGAAGCCAACTTGCGTCCATAAATTTTAATTTAGCACCAATATCTATTGTGTAGATATACTTCCATTGATAACCATCTGGTCCTGTGTATATATTATTTGTACCATAAGAACCAGGTTGGAAAAAAGGTTCATAGGTGGAAGCAATTTCGTTATTATTCCACAAACATTTGAAAACTTGGTCGTATTTGTTTCTCACATAATAATTGTAAGAATTGTTTCCGTTTACATCTTGTTCAGTAATATTAATATCATCACGGTAATAATCATAGATGATACCAGAAGTCCAATCAACTCTTTGAATTACTGGAGAAATTGAACCTGAATTTATATTTTTAACAGCAAAAATATTTTTAAAGATTTTCTTTATCTCTTTTGGTGTCTCTATTGGTACGACCGGCGCATTTTCATCTGGCCATGGGTCTACCTTGGCCAAGAAACAATAGATTGATGCAATAGGACTAGTAATTTTAGGTAGTATGACAGCGACAGGAGAGTAATATGCCTGTCTTATTTGTGCAACCTTTGCGGCCGAGGTGAGAATATTTTTATTTGCCATAGTGTTCTATTTATTAAGCGTGTACAACGGATACAAAAGTATTTGCAAGGTCACCACTAATATTAAAGTATTTTAAATGAGCACAACTTGTTGCTGGTATAGTAAATGTTGTGGAGTTTGTTGTTGAATTGAGTGCAGTTAAACCATGTGTCACAGTTCGATTGTTGCCTCCAATATTAACCAACCACAACTCGACACCTTTGCCAGAAAGAAAATTACTATGTGTGACTGTTAAATCTGCAACTAAGTTGGCCTTAATCATAGAGTCTGTTGCATAATTAATTGCAATTGTTGTTTGATTACCATCTGGTACCCTTGTTGTGTATACAAACCCTTTTTGTGGTTCAACATTACCTGTAATTGTCAAATCACCAGCAAATGTACCTGTTGTATTTGCAAGCGCATTGTATCCTAATGTAAACGCACCTTGCGCCAATGATAATGCCGTATTGGCTTGTCCATAAGCTGCCTGACCTGTTCCAGTTGCGGTATTAGCCTGAACAAAAGCGCTGACGGCGGTGTTTGATGCGTTATTAGCTTTATCATATGCAGCTTGACCTATAATCGTTGCAGTGTTAGCTTGTACATAAGCTGCTGTACCTATGATTTCCGAATTGGCTCTAGAGAAAGCACCATTGGCATGTAAATATGATGCTTGACCTATGATTGTTGCAACATTAGCCTGTACATAAGCAGCAGTACCAATGATTTCCGAATTGGCTCTACCGTAAGCTGATTGTGCAATGGTAGTTGCCGTATTAGCCTGTGTATAAGATGCTTGTGAAAACGCTATAGGGTTTGCTGCTGTATTTTGCATACTACCATCACCAAATTTAAGACCAACGCTGGTAGTTAAAACACCTTTAACGCTAACATTGGCCAATAAATCATAACCATCCCGAGTAATATAACCTCTTACATTATTACTCATGGTACCACCAACCATGAATACAATATTTGCGTGATGAGATGCGGTACCTAATATTAGGTTGCCTGAATATCCAATGTCGGTTGGTCCATGTACATACAAATATCCGTCATAAGGTTTAAATGCAGAATAAGTTTCTTGGTCATCATAACTTTTACCATCAATACCCATGTCAATAAAACTATTAGCATTTGTTGAATCGCTGGTTGATGCCACATAATCTGTGGATCCAGATCCTGTAAAGTTTTGTAAATTAATTTGTAAATAACCGCCAGAGTTTCCAGAAAATTGTGCAGCAACATTAGAATAAAGAACTGGATTTAATCCAACATTCAACACCTCGTTTGAATAAAGTCCCTGTGCCAGCGTATGACCAGTAAATTTACCAGTTACACCGGTTGGTATATCAACAGCAACAAACAAAGTGTTACTTGTATTTGCATTAAGTTGAGAAATTAAAGCTAATTCTGATATTTTTACCGTACTCATTTTTTACCCCAATAGGATGATGCTGCCATCTTCTGTTGTTAATAATTGTCCATTTTCTGTTGTCAATTGTGGAACATATTGTGTTCCCAAAGGTCCAAAGATAGTTACATTTGTTTGTGCAGAAAGAGTTCTGTTAACTGCCAACAATGTATTGCTTGTGGTTATGTTTGCATTTGAACTCAAGTAAATCTTGCCGCCGGCCCAATCAACTGATGTAACTGTTCTTGTATTGCTTGTATTGCTTCCAATTAGAATTCTATCACCAGCAAACACAATATCTTTAAGTGGATAAGCTGTGTTGCTATAATTTCCATTATTAACTAAGTCATACTTGTTAGTTACTGATAGTATATTTATGACATTGGATGTGGTGTTTGCTGAAACATATGCAACATTTGCAAAGGTCAACCATGTATTTGTTTTTAATGTGACTGTATTGGCCACAGAATTAATTGACTCTACTTCAGCATGTATGTTTGGACCATTTACTGGAACAATTTGAATGTAACTATTTCCGAATACAAAACTGGCCAAGTTGGCGCTGGCTAGGTTGTTAAATTTAATTATGTTGTTGCTTCTGTTGGTAAAATCAGTTACCATTGTAACAGAAGATGATGAGTAACCCGTATAATTTTCTAACAACTTACCTTGAGTAACCGCTTCAAAACCATGTAGAGTCACAGTATTATTTGAATTCATTGCAAATCTACCGATAACTTTCATACCGGTTGGATGTAGAAGGTTCAATAATACATCTCTGTATTTTGCAATTTCTTTTGTTACCGTTATTTTATATGTGTAATTATTATATACATCACTTTGCAATACATCAAATGAACTTGGTTGTCCTCTAGATGTTAAGTATTGTCCTTGACCAATTACCAAACCATCCAAGAATTTTGCTGTACCTTTTGCGTTGCCATCACCATATGTTATAATACCAGAATTGTTATAAGCTCTGGTATATGTTTTACTACCAGCAACATATGTTGATACATTACCTGGATAAGGAACGGACGAACCTGCGGGAATCATATGAATATTTTTATTATTAATATTCAATGGTATTGCTGTATTTGGTGTAGAATTATAATTGAATACTCTTAGATTATAATTACTTAAATCTGGATTATTATCAATAGTTAATCGTTTAACTGAATCTACAATGGCCAAATATGATGCTGCATTTGTATTTGCACCTTGATAGACAACATCATCTTTTTGTGGCAAGTTACCAATAGAAACATTTGCAACAAGAATGTCCTGTACTTTAAATGAAACATTAGGTGTTGCAATATAATCTTCACCTGGTTCAAGTAGATTGATTGTGGTAATAGAACCTGCACGGTCAACTGAAACGGAGAATGATGCATCTTCACCTAATATTCCTGTCACTTGTAGACTTGCATTGGCTCCATTCGCAGAAGTCACCGACAATGTTGGCAACCCTGTTTTTTTGTATCCCATTCCACCTACTGGAAAATTCAATGATGGATTGGCCACATACGATACGGATGTAATTACACCATTTGCACTGACATTAATTACATTGGCTGATGCACCTACTCCCATACCACCTGTGAAAACAATCTTATCATTTGCTATGTATCCAGTACCACCACTTACTATTTTTATCGGTGCCAAGATTCCAAGATTTGCTAAGTCAGCAACACCATAAGCTTCTGTGGTGTAAAGTGATTTTGCCAGCAACTCAGGCACTTCTGTTATACCGCCACCACCATTATCTATAGATACAGAAGCTATTGGGTATGTTGAAAAGGATAAAAAAGTAAACGCATTGGCAAGTGTTGTGTTTGCATTGGCAGTATTTGCAAAATTATAATTATTGTTACCAATTGTTATAAATCGTTTGAGTTCAATACTGTTGATTGGAATAGAAACATTAGCTATACCCAATGGATCATAACCACCTTGATTGTATGTGGGTATCGTTATTATTGCACCAGGCGCTTTTGTAACGGTGATGATACTGTCTAAACTATAACCATATCCACCAGTAACCACGTTTGCACTTGTTATAGAACCAGCGGTTGTCGTTGCAATTTGTCCTTTAGCACCAACACCATCAGCGTATTGTAAACCACCATCAACAATAACTGGGTCGCCTGGTTGGTACAACAAACCCCTATTCTTTGCGTCAATATTCAATTGACTAATTTGTCCTACAACTTTACCCCGTAGTGGATAACCATTGTATAAAATTGTTTGATTGTTGTTATCAACTACACGGATGTATTCACCAGACTGAAACAACCTTCCAATATTTGAAATGAAGATTTCAATTTTTGTTCCAGCTAGAACTGTATTCTCTACAGCCGCAATAGACTTTGTAGTCTCACCAAATACTCTAAGGTTTTGAATTGTTAAAAAATTTGGATCAATAATACCGCCAGCAACAAACAATGTAGCATCATTTGTATCTATGTTACCTACAGGATTTTGATTGTGTAGGTAAGTTAATGTTGTTGGTGAAGGTATCGTACTGACTGTATACTTACCATTAGGTGGATATCTGTTGGTTTTTAATCCAGAAACAGTTATTGTGCCGTTGGCTGATAAGTTGTGTGGGAAAAATGTTTCAAGTGTAATAATATTATTAGAATGTTCAGCTGATTTGATGAACACTACACCACCAGCAACCTTCAAACTCTTTGTAACATACCACTCACCAGAAGATGCTTTAAGTACCGCATCTTTAGTATAGAAAACATCAAAATCAGAATTGAAAAGTATTCTAAACAGTAATTGATAAGATGCAGGTGTACCTTTTGAATGGTATAATTGTTTTGCAACCTTAACTGTTTCTTGTTTGCTTAATAAAGTATCTTTTGGAAAATTAGGAAGAAAATCATTGACAAAATAATCTAAAAATTCATCTGTTGTTGTGTCAATATCTTTATACGATAGAAGATTTTTGGACCTGTTTGTTACTTGCCCTTCTTGTTCCATCCACTCATAATATGCCTTTAAGAATAAAGAAAAATTTGCATAGTCAGGGTTATCCCGAACGAATTCGGGAAGTTGTGACGAAATTAAAAGAGAAGTTTTATTATTACTTGAACTCATGTTGTCTTAGCTATAACATTAACAATAATAGCATTAGGATCATAAGGATCAATTGTAATGATTCTATTATATGAAGATGACATGATTGTTGTTGTAGGATTTGCAGTTATTGTTAATTGACCCAAATCATTATCAATTGCAACAGGACTAAATGAATTCAGTTCAATAATACCATTAACATAATCAATTGTACCTGCATTGGTATTCAAAATAGTTTTTACAAACTGTGTATTATTATAGAAAGTTCTTAGTGTACCATACTGACCTTGCAATGTAACAGTGGCTGCACCAAGTTTACCTGTTGTGTCGCCGGCCGCAGGTGCAATTGTTGCAATTGCACTTGTGTAATTATTGCCTGATGCAGTGACTGTAATTGCTTTGATTGTTCCGTCTGTGTTGATTGTGGCCACGGCCGTTGCGCCGGAACCATCACCTGATATTGTAACTGATGGTGTGTACTGATAACCAAAACCTTTATTCAAAAGAGAAATAGATTCTACACCACCTGTTGCTGACGGAACTTCTTCAACAAAAACACCAGGAACTATGATTGCTGGATTTTCTAAACTTCTAAATTGTAATGAAGGTGAACTGTTAACACCACTTAAAAACATTCCTTTTTGTAGTGGCACACCATAATATAATTTATAATCGGTAGGTCTTGATAAAATTGAATAGATTTTTTTCTGTAACTGAATAGAAATTTCATTCGTGATAATAGAATTATCAACCGAACTGATTGCGTTATTAAAAAGATAAGAAGAAAGTGTTGAGTTAAAAGTATTCAGTGAAGATTCCGCAGCATTAAAAATTGCTGTTCTTACACTTTGACTTATTTGATTTGCTGTTAATGTTGTTTTCTTTGGATCATAATAAACATTGGCATTAACTTTAATGTATGTATAATCAGGATCAACAATTGTAGGTTGAATTGTCATAATAGATATAGGTTTGATAACATCTTCAATCAACCTATTCTTTTGTGTCAATGTTAGATTATAACCACCAGATGGTTTCAAAGCTACAAATATTTGTCCGTATACTGGCGGAACATTTTCTTCTCCACCCCAAACATTAACCGCATCAAAAGAATAACCTAAAGTATTTTGTTGAATTGCTGTAATGTAATCCTCTTTGGTAACTGCACGCTTTTGCGCTGAGTAATTTTTTGGTGCTTGGAATTTAATTGAGGCAATACTTTCTTTGGCATAACCCTGTGATGTTTCTGAAACAGGATCAACTCTCGCATCAGCATATCCGGATACAGTATCCATTAAAACAAAACTGTTTGCTTTCTCAGCTGCTGTGCCGGCAGTTACAATATATGTTAATTGTACAATATTACCGTCTTTTAATTTTTTACCGAGTACACCCGTACCAAAATATATTTCATAATTACCGTTCAATCCTTCTTGTAGGAAATAAACAAGAGAACTGCCATTTAAACTTGCATAATTAGATGCTTCAGTATAAATTTGATAAGAACTATTTGAAGAAGAATCGTTTACTTTAACTTCCAATGTGGAGGTATCTACATTAGTGTCTGTTATTTTAAAGGTATAATTAGGATTAGTTGTTGAATCTACCAAATATGAATATGTTGCTGGTGTACCTTGTTTAATGGTAACATTAGTAAAGAATGCTTCTTGATTGTTTACTGGAACTGTAACTGAATCTACTGTTGTGAATGTATAATGTATTCCATCAACAGCTTCTGATAGAAAATTTGTATATTTTGGCATATTCAAGAATTGTTCATTAGGATTATACACCGTCACTGACAAATTTATCACAGCCTGTGGTGCCACTGCTGACTTTGGTGTGTATCCCAATAATTTTGCTTGTGAAACCACTGAATTTCTGACCAATGCAGTGTCCAAGAACATTTCATTGGCAACCATATTCAAGTAATATGCATTATATTGCGTGTTATATGCCAAAACATCTAAAAGAATGTTTAATGCAGAACCATCATAGTTGTAATCTTTTAGAGTGTCTTGAGATTGTAAATAGGTTTTTAGATTGTTCTTTATTGTGGTAAAGTCCAAGTCTGTTATTTTAATATTTGAATTAGCACCAGCCATTTTATCTATTTCTCTCTAAAAGGAGTGTTACTGTTGTTGGTATTGTTGCATTTTCCAAGAAAAAACTTAAATAAAGATTATATGCATTTTTATCTGGTAACGGTGTGACTATTATTTCATTTAAAGAAGCTCTTGGTTCATAATTTTGTATAATTGTTTTTATTTCACGCTTCAGAGATTCAGCCGTCATTGGTGTCATCAATTCAAACAACAAAGTATTAAGATTTGAACCTAAATCGGGGTTCCATAGTCTTTCATAGTGATTTGTCAACAATAAGTTTCTTATAGAGCGTATAACCGCCTGTGCATCATAACTCAGCGCAACATCACTCGACACCGGTTTTTTGGTGAACGAGAAGTCTATGTCTGAGTATATTTTTTGTAAGGTTGCCATTCTTTATTTATGTCTAAAAGTAAAACGCTTTTTTGGAATTTCGAAGCTGTGGGAGAAAATTCTTAGGCCGGAACGCAAAAATTCGAATTTTAGGTATTTGCATTCAACCTTTCAAGCAATTTAGGTGATCCTATCACTTCTTGTATTAACTGATTTTCTGATTGTCCGGCCCCATTAAATTGGGTAGCTACAGAATAATCAGCAAAAACAGCAGCACAATTCTGATAAAAAGAGGTATCACTTGTTCTACATCTATACATTGTGCTATAAATTTTAGCCATATTACTGTCTAAACTTTGAGCATCTGTTAGGCTTATGGATGAGTTGTTTCCAGTCAAACTATTAGTCAGTGTGGTCAATAAAGGGGTTGTATTTGCAATCAATGAATTTAATGTGTTTGCTGTATAAAGGCTAGTAAAACAACCCATAATAGGTGAATTATTTTGCACTCCATCAGATTGGTAAGAAATATATGACATCATTTTACCATATCCTATCGCTAATTGATAGTGTGGTGTAGTAGTATCTGTTCCCATACTAACCATATTGGATAAACGATTGGTAATATAGGTAAAGTTATCACATTCTGAAATGATACTTAATGCGGTATTAGAATAACTAATAAGTATTGCAGTATTTTTTGTATTTGACAAAAAGGTTGTGATAGTGCCTGTGGTTCCAGTTAATGGAGTATCATTTGCCATCTGACTCATTGTATTGGCAGTAGTATTTACATTAATTATTGTGGTGGCCACTGGATTCTGAAAATATCCTCCAGTATTTGCTTCTGCAACATCTTTTGTTTGCCAGGTATTTAAAAATGGCGGCATCATCTTCATTTGCTTCATGACGCTATCATCCAATGGCTTTACAGCAATGTCTGCTATTGGATTTGATCCATCAAACCCCATTCTTCCGTATATACTACTCATATTATTCCTATCATACTAAATTATACATTGATTTCGGTGATTGATTCGGTACCACTTGGACCTTCTGGTGTTGGATGTATGTGTAGTGACCTCAATATTCTATTAACAATGTCACTTCCAATAATTGAACCATTTGTTATGGAAGTCATCATCGGCGCAGTCATACTTATAAAAGAGGTAATTGATCCTATACAATTAATTTGCAAGCTTGCAGCATACGGAATTCCAATAGATAATCCTCCAAGCACAGTAACAAATCCATCTCGACCCGCACTTACACCAGTTCCTGCATCAACTCTGGTTTTTGATGTTATTATTTTTGCCATTATTAGACCCGAAACATCCAAATCACCTTTGAGTTTGATTCTTCCTGTTTCTACCTTAAAGGTATGTAAAGGAGTTGTTCCTGCAATTAACCTTACATCACCAAGGCCTGTAATTGTAGTAAGACCATTTATTGTTTGGTTGTAATTGCCTTTGATATGTTGAGTATAATTACCATCAATCATTTCATGTTTATCACCGGTAACATGCATATTAACATCACCATAAACGGTAATATTCAATTTTTTGGCATTATTGCCATCATCAACACCAATGGCAATATTATGGTCACCTAGTGTAATTGTGTATCCATCACCAACAATTTTGTGTACCTGGTCACCATTAGGATGCATTTCCAAGAAAGTTCCTAATCTATGTTGTAAACGAATACGCTCTCTTGTAGGTGTATCGTCCATCTCAAAAGAATGTCCGCCTATGGTTTGTGTAATATTATTGTAAGGATATACTGGTGGATTATCTAACGTTGCAGCTGATTCTGGTTCACTCCATGCAGCTATAAAATCTGGTTTAGGTTGAACAGTCGTATTATCACCAGATGAAGATACTGATGTTTTTGTTATCTGAGTTATTATACTAGATTGTGTTGTGGTTATGTCTGGTGGTGTGTCTGCCATTATAATATTCCCTTTACGGACTGGTTCCTAAACTTACTGAATTTGCTGTTATTTCAGTATAAGTTTTTGTTATAGTATCTAGGTGTTCTTGAAACGCACCAGAAACAGTTGTTGGATCGGTATCACTTAGTGCGGCCGCAACACCAGCTGGAATATCAGATGATGTTTGTGTAGTTTTTGCAGCATCCATAAGTTGGTTACCAGCTGCTGTGAATTCGGAAGCAATACTGTTCAGTTGTGCTTTTGATAGATTTCCTATTTGTTCTGGTATTGATTTTATAGTATTTGCTGCTGTATTTAATGCTGCTTTAAAGTTATTAATACACTGCTGTAACATAGCTTTAAATTTATCAGGTAGTGAGTTAATCCATGCAATCAATTGTTGTATTTGTTGTATAAAAAATACCCATGTCAAAACAATTTCAACTGCTTCAGCAATTTCTTTTATAAGTTCATTGATATCTAATACTATACTTTTACCCAAAGACCAATAATAAGAAAACACACCACTTGGATCAAATGATATCACCTCAAGTATTGCATCAATAACTGCTCTTATAGCATCCATGGCCTTTTTGACCAAGCTACGAAGCATATTTGTTGCATTCATTTTTGCATTTTTAATTGCATTTGTGATTGCAGTTATTGGATTTGTAAGACCAAGTAATAAATCAAAATCAAAATTAAAGATAAATTTGAAGTCACAAGCGTGAGCCAAATTATTGTTTAACAAATCTATGGCCGAACCTGGTAAAAAACCTCTGGCCAATTGTGGTGTTGTTTGTACTCCACTTTTGTTTGATAATTGTGAAAATGGTGAATTTGGCGGAAGTGTTTCTACATATCTAAAATTAATTAATTCATAACTGCCCAAATTTACTGATGTTTCTTTTGTCATTTGCATGATTATACTCCGGAAGCTGTGGAAGTACCATAAGGATTTGTTTCAGCCGCATATGCAGGAAGAACACCCATCATTATGGGAAACTGGCCAGACGAACCGTCCATAAAGAATCCTACTACCCAATCTTGTAACTCAGGTACAGAGAATGTGTTGCGAGCATTTAGTGGTAATATAGGCACGGCCCATGGTAAATCCTCAATTGGTATTGTCATTTCTGGAGAATTGGTGCCATCTGTGTGCCATCCAAATATACGAACTTGACATCGACCCAACCCAAGTGGATCCATTCTATTTTCTACTGTACCCATCCACCAAATAAAACCATCTGTTCCTAAAAAATTTTGCATTATAATATCATCCTTGAGGTGTACTTTCTTTAGCCAATTCCAAAACTGTTTGATAAGTTGTAGGTTGTCCTTGGAATAAATGCCTTACAGCGGTTACCAAATATTTACCTGAATATAATTTATCCATTCCCTTTTCACCAGTCAAAGATGGTAGATTGAAATTAACAACTTTTCCAGCAGTTACAAATGGATCACCAGGAATTCGAATTTTCACAACTGTATAGTTAGACAAAGAAAGTTGTGCTGTTCTATTGGGTACGAATGCTTCCAAGAATATATCTGGTGAAACAGCACCCCTAGGAATGTAAGATTTTAACTGTTGACCTGCATTAGATACACCCATTTTTAAACAGCCATTATATGCTTTGTTTTCAGTTACACCTAATCTGTTTTGTTCTGTTATCAAAGGACTGATAGGATTTAAAGTTGTTTTAATGTCATTTTTATAATCAAACACTGTTGAGGTAACTGTTCTTGTTAATGGATCCAAAGAAATCAATCTATTAGTAAATGTACCTGAACTTATTTCTCTTAATGTATCAAAGGCCTTTACGAACTGATAATCAAGTATAGAAATTACATCTTCTGATGCTGGTTCAAGTTCTGTTCTTATGTTCTGTTGTTGGTATTTGTAAGTTCTATAAACATTATCTTCATACATTGAAGCAAGTGATTTAAAAAAGAATCCATCTTTTGTTTGAAAGAACAACATATCTGCCAACTTTGTATTGCCATTACTTGCTCTCGGCCTAGCGTAATTTGACAACCAACTGATAGCTTCCAACGGTTTAATTGTTGGTAGAATTATATCATAAACTCCAATTGTTGGATATATTTTATTTCTTTTTTCTAGTGGTATTCCCAAACCAGTTTTCATAATATCATCTATCATTTCCGATATTTGCATACCTTTATATGATTTTGTCATCTTTGTTTGTTCGGATAAAACCAATTCTTCAGAACAAAAATACAATGTAATAAATTCTAAATAATGGTTACCAACTGGATCTCTCTTTGGTATTGAATATAATCTGAAAATCAAAGGATTATTTTGATAATTTTTTGTTTTACCAAAAGTGATGGTAATAAGTTCATTACCCATCAAATTTAATCCTTCTATAAGACCAACACCATCTTTAAGCTTCACATAACCAGACATTACAAAACTGTAAATGTCCTCAAATAATGACATATCCACCATCAAATAACTAATATCATAGTTTTTACCGGTACTTGATGTGATACTCAATTCCGTGATTGCTGCGTCTTGTGGGAAAAAATAGCCAGAACCTGGTGTCATATTATGTACCCATCAATTTACGAAATTCAACTTCAAGTCTGTCTGCATAATTTTTATTCAAAATCTTTATATTTCTTTTAGATTCATTTGAAAGGTATTCATATGCAAAATTATCTACAGCACTTTTTGTTATATCCACGATTACAGGTTCTGTATTTGTTATATATGTTTCGCTTGATGCATTTAAACTATTATAAGAATCTTCGTCTATAATGAATGTTTCGGTTGTGACTGTTCTTGTGGTGGTGCCTGTTTTGGTTACAATTTTTTCATAGTGATGTATTTCATTGATATGTGATTCACCATATTTTTGAATTAAATAATCATTAAAAACAGAACTTGTTAACGGCCAATCCCATTGTGGATCAAATGCTTGATTAGACATTAAAACAATCCAAAATTTCTCCATGTCATCATAATATTTGTGTGCAATAATTTCTGGTGTATCACCCTCTTGTATATCATAAGTATAGAAAATCAAAGGATCATTCAACATACTTGAAACAATATTAACTCTGGCTAATAGATTTGTAACTATTTGTGTTGATTGAGTATCACTAATAGCTAATTTTGGTAACATTTGAAAGTATTTCATTTTAGTATCCTGCCTCAATCGCTGTACTGTCGATAAGTTCAATTTCTTTGAAGTTTAAAGTTAAAGTTGTTTGAACTGGTGTACCATCATCAAATGTTGACCATGTGCCATTTGGTGCATAATTTACTCCAACCTCAGTCAAAACACATCTTTTCAATTGAGGTATGTTTGGATTTACTGAGTTGCCGTGCATAAATTTTATTTCAAATACGCAAGGAGGTGTAAAGAAAAAACCTAATGATTTGGTAATTATTGTTGGTGCTGAATTTTTTCTAAAGGCCTTTATAATTTCTTTTATTTGTGTAGATTCTTCTATTGAATATGGTGTAAGTGTAAAAGACATACTAAATGTTCTAAAATCTATACCTTCAAATAATACTTGTTCTTGTGGATTAAAAACATAACCCATTGAATTGAGAGCAACCCTCATTGCTGGGTTTTGTAAAGTTGATTGTACCATTGATGGAACTTTACCTAGATATGGAACTGAAGCAGCGGCCTCTAGTGCTCCTACTTGATTGTAGTGAGCAGATTGAGAAAATTCAGCAGTGTCTGGCATGTATAAGGTTATTGTGTCTTTAACAACACCGTATTTTGGTTTAATAGCCTTCAATGAATCTTGCATTGTATTTGTAATCGCATCTGGAGCATTATCAAACGCAGCAGTTAATTCATCTTTGACCACTTCTACAACTGTTTTTCCCTCAGCCATGTCTGCTTTTGCTTTGGCAATCACAACCTCACCAGCCTTTATACCTCCTTGAAATACATTCATTGCAAAAGTTCCAACAGTTCCAATTGGATCACCATTTGTTATTACTGGTATGGCAGCAAACACTACCGCATGTTGTTTTTGTTCCGAACCTACATCTCTTGGATATGAAAGTGAGTTGTATGCATAGTTTTTATCTCTGTACAAATTGGTTAAAGGTCCTGTTTCTTTGAGAAAATCTGTGGTAGGAGCCCAATACAGTCCATTCCGTGTAGGAAGTTTACCTGTTTTACCAGTTATAGTAT